TTGAAAGTCTTTGCATCACTGCAACTTCACTTGGTATCATTAGTTTTTTAAGACCTTCTATGCCATCCAAATAGTTTTGTTGATGCTTTGCTATTATGTAAGCCATTACTCCCATCTCACTCAAACTTTTCTCTAATTGCTCTCTCATTTAATTTTTTGTTTTATAGTTTCCTTTTTTAATTGGTGTATCTATTGCTTTATTATGTTCCCAACCTCTTTTTATTCTTCTATATATTGCTCCGTAATGATTGTTTAATCCTAATGAATCTAATAATAAATTTAAAGATATTTCATTATTTTTATAATTTAATAGTATTGTGTTATCTCTATTATTAGTATTTATTTTTGATGTAACCCATCTGCAATTATTAGGAGAATAACCTTTTGAATTATCAGTTCTATCTATTTGTAATCCTTCTTTGTAACCATTTTTTAAAGACCAATTTTCAAAACTTTCAAATTTATATTTCCAGTCTTCACATACTGTTATTCCTTTTTTAAAATATAAATGATTTTCAAAATAATTTTCAGTACATCTTCTATTTAATGCTCTCCATACTTTAAATAACTTTGTTGTGCTTTTACCATTCATTGTTTTGAGTTTGCACCCACAACTACTAATTCTATTTCTAATTAGATGTAATAGCCTTATTTCTTTTATAGTTCCACAATCACACTTGCATTTTATGGTTCTATTTGTTTGACCACTTGGCATTATTAAATTTGCCCCATCTGAAATTACTTCTAAATAATTATATTTAGTACCAGTAATAATACTTAATCTTTTTGCCATAGTTTATATTACATTTTTGTTTTGCAATATTAACATATTTATTTATAAATACCTAACATATTATTAAATTTTTTCCTTATTTGTAATCTTTCTAAATTATTATATTGTTTATTTTCTATTTTTAAAACTTTTATAATTGATTTAGCTATTACAATTAATTCTTTTAATTCAGTAATTGTTAATTTTAAAACATAATTATTTGAAACTAATTCATACTCGCAAAACTCTTTATGCTTTAAACCAAAAGTATTTATTAGTCCTTCGCCATATTCTAACAATAATCCACCTTTAAAACCATTACAAGAAAAACATTGTATGTAAATATTAAATAGGTTATATCTTAAATTAGGTTTACTACCAACCGAATGATAGTGACCTGCAAAAGGTTTATTATAAAATTTATTGCAAGATATACACTTATGTCCATTATCAATTATTCTAACTATTGCGTTTATTTCTCTTTCTAAATCTTTTCTAACTTTTGAAATTGATTCTAATACTTCTAATTCTTCACGTTTAATTTTAGCATAGTTTGGCTTTACTGGCTTACTAAATGCAAGTTCAATTGCACACTTTGGAGAACATACTATTTGAGTACTTTTGTAAGGAATAAACTTAACTGCACATACTTTGCATTTCTTTTGTTTAATTTCGTTCATAGTTAAATTTAGGGGAGATACTAATACCTCCCCATTGTTTTTAGAACGGTAAGTCAGAACTGTTGTGTGCTTTACTTAAACTAATAGCATTGATGTTATGATACCATTTGCCATTAAACTCACGACTATCAACACTAAAAGTTACTTCTACCTCACCACCTAATTTGTGGTTCAATAATTCATCTTGTTTCATTAAAGTGAAACAAATTTCTTTAGGGTATTTAGGGTCAAGTGTTTCAATTACAAACTCTGACTTATTCCATTCTTTACCTGCTTTTGTTAAGCCTGATACTACTTCACCGATTTGAGTGATTTTTCCTTTTACTTTGTACATACTATATTATTGGTTGTTTTAAAATGTTAATTAATGCATCTCTTTGCTTACTTGCTGCTTCTACTTCTTGCAGGATTTTTGCTTGAACTTCTAAATCTGCGTGAATTATTTTGTAGAATATTCTTACGTTTAATGGCAAATCTATTTCTATTTTATTGCCATCAAAATCGTAATTCGTGGATGTTAAATACCGAACTAAATAATGATTAGTTACAGCAGGATGCCCTAATGTTTCGTTGTGTTTAGTTAAAGACATCATTTGCATTTGTGCTTGGTAAAAATATGCTTTAGGTACGTTCTGAAACTCTGGCTTACTATCGTTTATCATCATCATCTTTTGCTCAAAGAACTTTTCCGTTGGACATTTTAAATCAACTGTTGCAGAAATAACATTGTCAAAATCTAATATTACAGCATCAGGTGTACTACCACAATTCTCATTAATTGGATAGTAAACCGAATCCGTATATACTGCATTCATTCCTGTTACTTCTATAAACGATTCTAAAGCCTCTAATTCGTTAATATTTCCGTGTTCGGTATGTTTACTTGTAAAACTTTTTGCATAGCCTTTAACGTACTCTATTGCTTTATCCATAATATAACTATCTCTTGTTGCACCTTTGCCTCCAACAAATAAGTTGGAGACTGTTGATGCAGTGAATTTACCTAATCTGTCGCTACTTAACATTTAATAACTCCTCCACTTCTTTTGTCAAATGGTATTTAGCTTTTACTTTGTTGATGTCGCCACCTTTATTAACATAGTCTTTTGCATCTAAAAATGCTTGTGTGTTTTTAGCCAGTGTAGGTTTGCTGTTAGTCACGTTTTGATTGTCTGCATCTGCTTCGGTTTCATCAATTAAAAATAAACCATTTAAAGCATACTTTCTTGCATAACTACTTGCAGTTCCTGTTGTTTGTTCTGCGCTCATTCCTTTGTGTTCAGATGTTTCTGCATAACCACTACAAATTAATACCTCATCGCCTATTTTAATCGTGGCTGTTGACTTAATAAATACCTTTGTACCAAGTAATACTATGTCATCACTAATAGTTAGCCTTGCATTGTTATTTGCTAACACTGGCTTTACTGCTTCCAAGATATCTTCTGCACTACGATACTTGTACTTTCCGAAACTGTTGAAGTTTCCTTTTGGAACTTTTAGTTCCCTTTGAATTTTAGTTAAATTTTCCATTCCTTAATTTGTTTTTTTGTTTGTTCTAATTGATGCTTGTAAATAAATATTTGTTTTCTATACTTATCGGTCTGCAATATAATCTTTTTTGTTAACATATTCTGCATAAGTATCAAGATTTCTTCTTCAAGTTCTTGAATTTCAAGTGAAATAATTTTTTCGTTATGTTCTAAATCTGATAATTTCATTAGAATAACTGGTTTAAAACGCAATCATATACAAACTCGCTGTTGCAGTTCAATTCTTCTAATTCTGCATCGGTTAATTCTACTCCATCTATTTCTGCACTTACTATGTAAGCATCAACAAAATCAGGGTAATCTTTGGTGTCTATGCCACCTAATTCTATGTTACTTATTTTATCTAATTCCATTGATGTGGTTGGCTAATTAAGTTTAAATTTGCTGTGATTAAGAACAATAACCATTGCGCTTGTTTTGCTTTTAGGATATTGCGTTCATTTATTGCTATGTTGCGTAAACGGTTTATTTTATCGTACCTGTTGCGTAGTGTGTCTATTCTGCTCATTTATTTTCGTTTTTTAACTTGTCAACTAATTCTTTTTGTAATCTCCACTTATTAGCTGCTTTGCCAAGTTCAATAAATTCTTGGTCATCGCATTCAGCAGTGTGTGTTATTTCTAAACAATTCTTGTAATATTGCCAGTATAACTCTAATTTATCTTCTTGCTGTTTTAAACTCATTCTTTATAGCCTCCATCCGTGTTGTATAGTTCAGTAATTTCTGCAGGTGCATTTTGTCCTAATGCTAATTTTATAGCCATTACATAAGGTGTCTTGCATAGTGTTGGCGATTCACTTATTATTTGCTTTAAAATAGTTTGGTATTTAACTCCCATTTTATCGGCAATGTAGCCTATTGATTCTTGACTTTCAAGTAGTGCTGATACTACTTCTTTTTTTAATCGTTCTTTTTGCATAATTTTAAAATATATGTTTGTTTTGTTTTTTGATTTGTATATACTCCACTTCGTTTCATTGCACCACTTATTGAACCACCTGTAGTCTTTAATAACCTACCTGCTTTACTAACACTTACGTTTGATGCTATAAGTTCTTTAGTTGCACTATAAATGTCAATTAAAGTTGGTGCAAAGTTTAATTCATAACGTTCTAATGGTGTCATATAGATGCTTTTTCCATTAATACTGTTACTACTTCATTGAACTTGGTGTCAAACTCTGCTTGATTACCTACTTCACTTGCTGAATTTAAAGCAACTGATGTGTAAGTTGTGCTAATTGATTCCATTTCTTTTCCAAAATTAACTTGTATTGCTTGTGTTTCGCTAATTATTTTAAAATAAAAGCAAATGTTTTTACGATACGCAGGTAACTCTAATTCGTGCGTTTCTTGAATTGTTTTTGAGATTGTGATTTTCATTATTCGTGAGTGATTAAAAGTACTACATATAGCATTAAAAAACTTACTGCTACTAAAATTATTCCTAATACTGCTTCTAAAACTTGATTCTTCATATTATTTTGTGTTATAAATTATACCTTCTGAATTATAATATTGTTTTACTTCTTTGATTGCATCGTTAAAATAGGTAACTGCAAAGCTATTGTCTAACATATTCTTGCCACCTATGTTGTTACCTGAATCAGTTAAAACGCAGTAGCCTATATCTTTTTTGTAAAGTGTTAGTTCTACCATTAACTCATTTGTAATTGAGTTGTAAAATTTAAGTGATGTTATTTTTTCCATTTTATCTTGCAGTGTAGGATGCTGCACCCCTTTTAGTTATTATTTATATAATTCACTATGCTGTTTAGCTCTAATATCACAAGATAACATATGTAGTTCATACATATCTTGCTCACCTTTATTTTTATACATAATAGCCATATCATAATGGTTCATCATAGCTGAATACAATCTATCATCATTCTCTTTAAGAATTTCTAATGCACTTCTTCTTTCATATACTTTGAAATCAGAAAAATCTAATGAACCACCTTGTTTTAGGTATTGCTTGTAGCCAATTTTATTAGCTGAAAAAGAAGAAGGTAAAATACTCATAAGTAAAAAAAAATTAAGTTTGTCGCTTCATTACGACCCAACAAAGATAAATATATTTATTACAAAACATAATAATTTTTTTATTAATTTTATAAGTGTTTGATAATTAACGTATTTATTTTTTAAAAGGAAATAAAAAAACCCAAATAATTGAATATTTGGGCTTCTTTTTAAATTTAATTAGTAGTTATTTCTTACTTATCTCGTACTGGTGTAAAAAGTTTCCAAGTTTGTCAACTAATTTCTCATCAAGCCAACTTTTAGAATCAGCATAGAACAACAGGCAATGCACCAACTCGTGGTAAAATGTAGCATCAATTATTTCTTGCTTATAATCAACCCAAACTTTTTTACTCTTAAATTTATTTGCTATTATTATCTTATTTTCAAAAGGTATGAACTGCCCATAGCACTTATTCTTATGGCAATATTCGTTATCAATGATTACTTCAATTGTTTGACCTAATATCTGAAAGCTACTTATCATAACTCCATTAGTTCATTTATCGCTGTTGTTCCATTAATTACGACACCACAACCAATCGCAGGTTTTTTCCCATACTTTGCATAACTAAAAGCAATATGTTTATGATTAATGCCACAACCTACCTGCATTCCAAATATCTTAAAGTTAGCACCAACAAACCATTCAGTGTATGCCTGTGTATGCAAATGACCTTGTACTGTACTCATCATATCACTTTTACATTTAACCTTTGCTGTGCCACCTTCTCCGTGCAAATACTGAACATTGTCAATAACGTGTCTATCAACAAAATTCCAAGTAGGTACTTCTAAAACATCTTTGTAATCCTTAATCCATTTACTTGATATGCCTCCAGTTTGTGCCTTTCGCATTATTAACCGATCGTGGTTACCAATAATTACTGTTGCATTAGGAAAGTAATCGTGCCATTTTTTAAGTTTACTAATTGCAAACTCTAACTCATCACCACCACCAATTGAATCTGGTATTGTTTCGTGGTAACTTGAGAAATGATTGTCTATAATATCACCTATAAAAACAATATCCGTACATTTATATTTGGTATAAACATCTTTGCAGAACTCAAAATATCCATCTAAACAAAAAGGTTCGTGAAGGTCACCAATGACTAACACTCTTTTCTGATTATTTTCAATTCTTATTTTCTTTAAAATATCGTATTCTTCTTGTGTTAATCTTGGTCTCATTTTCATATTATTTCATATTAAATAAATTCTTTAAAAATTCAACTGTTTCATCAGGTGGAGTTATATCCTTTACCTCTATGAAATTAAGTCTATCATTAATTTGCTTTTTTGCATCCTCAACATTCCTTGCACGAACTATCGTGTACATTTTACGACCATTGAACTCGTATGCTATTTTGTACTCTTTCATAATGATTCTGCTAATTGTGCAATATGGTTATCAATTACTTTTTCAGGATAAGTCAAACCAACTAATATTGCCCTAAATGAAGTAAACATTTGTTCAATATCTGAATCTCCACTCAACTCAATTGTGTGCTTAATTCCATAAGCAGTAACACTAAATACTATTTTATCCATTTCGTTTA